CTTTAAAACGATTTTCTGAATTTTGAATCATTTTAAGGATCGCAATTTGTTTGCGATGTGTCTGAATTAGTTTTTTAGTTTCCATAATTAAGCAAAATTTGCATTGTTACAAATGCTGTCCACAATAAAAAAGCAAGTCCGAAGTTTTTTAAATTTTGTTTCATTGTTTTGTTTTTAGTTGTTAATACTTCAGCAAATATATAACAATAAATTAATAAACAAACAATAAATCAAAAATAAGTCTAATTTATATTAATTCTAAATAATAAATTATAGGTATTTGCGTATAATTACGGGTATTTGCGTATAATAATTATATGCAATAGGGTATAATTAGCCACTAAAACGCTATTTTATACGTGAAAGGATATAAATTTTCTACTAACGTAATACGTTACTATTAAAATAATCAATAACCAAAGCCACCACAAAGAAGTAATAATGGATTCTTTGCGTTCAACCTGTTTCTCGGCTTGTTTCGTTTGTTTTGTGGCTTTTATATTTACTTTGTGACTACTTTGTACTATTTCATTTTTTAGTGTCTTATTTCGGCTCGTTTCGTGTCGTTTACTTATACGCGCATTCAAATAAGAAGTCTTTTTGCCCTTACTATCTACAATAACAATCGGCTTTAAACTATCAACAGGGATAATTTCAAACTCATCAGCAATAATTTCGGTATTTGAATCGGTATTTGTAACAATTTTAACCGAATCCACAACCGATATTTCGTTTTTTGTCGTGGTTTCGGTGTTGGTTTTGTTCACTTTACGCGTTCCGCAGCTCACAAATAACAATAATATAAATAAATATTTCATAATTCTAATTGTTTAATTTTAAATAATTTATTGCTTTTAATAATAAATCCTCATTGTCACAAAATAAACCCAATCCTCTATTACATTTGTCACAAAGTAAACCTCTTATTTTCATTGTTTCGTGATTATGATCTACACATAAATTTTTTTTATGTTTTTGATTTAATTCATTTATATGTTTATTACAAATTTTACAACAACCATTTTGTTCTTTAAACATATTTTCATAAAATTCTAAATCTATGCCATAACTTCTTTTTAAATCATAATCTTTCATTTTATTTGAATTATATGAATTTCTCATTTTATCATTGTGACATTTTTTACAATAAGATTGATAAGCGTTTTCTCTATTATTTCTTTTTACAAATAATTCATAAGGTTTAATTTCTTTACAAATATTACACTCTTTCATAAAATAATTATATTAATTTATTAAAAAATATGTGTTAACCTCATAATTTGTCCGTGATTTTTACAATGTAAAAATGCTTCTACAGCTTTTGGAGCGTGTTGATAGCCTTGGCGGTGATGCCACGAGTCCGTTCCGCTTGGACTTCTTAGGCTTTCAATGGTTATTCCTGCGTAATCTTTGCTCGTTTTATGGTGAACGTGATGCGTATATATGTATCGATGCTTTGTTTGACTCCATTCAACTGGATATTCAACCGCCATAAGCAAAGGAAGATCCATTTGTTTTGCCCCATCACCGTGAGTCGTTCCAATTAGATTATTATAGTACTGAAATCCTTTGCGATGTGCGATTGTAGTATCAAATGTAATGTTTTTGCAATCCTTAAAATAGGTTTCTATTACTTGAGCCAAAAAGAACCCATTTGTATAATCGTGATTGGAAGGGTTGAATGTGAAATGTACATCCGCAACCCCTAAAAGAATTTCCAAAACATCGACATACAATTGTTTTGCTATTAAAAAATTGCTGTGCCACATTCCATCAGTGTCCTGTGGTGTTCCCGATGTGGTTGTTCGACCCGGATTGTCAGTATGTAAGATATCATTACCACCTATGAATAAAATTTTATCAATATTAAAACTCGATACCTTTTGAAGTATTCCGCTTACCCCTTGCAATACTCTTTGAACTGCAATTTGATTGTCGTATGTTTCACCGCTCTCAAATGCTGAGCAAAGTTTCCCAATATGGATGTCCGCTGGATCTATTACCAACAAATATGAGTCCTTATTTTCAATACGTTCCAATTTTGGGAACTTCGGTGCATATTGCTGGAGGTCTTTGATTAAATCGTCACGCAATTGGTTTATGTTCGCGAGTTCGGATTGTACAAAGTTTGGATTTTTAACAAATACTGATGCCTGTTTATTTTTAACCCATAAATGTTTTACGTTTTGGTTATCAATATCGAGCGAATCGGTTGCATCAAAAATGCCATCGTAATTCTCGGTTAATCTTTTACGAAATCGAGTTAAGTATTTTGAAAATGCTTTTGAATCACCTCGATTGTATTTTATATTTTCGCTTTTGAAAATTTTATCAATTACTTCAAAATTTTTTATTTCGGAATCCTTATTTAAAATGTCTTTAATTTTATTGTCGAACCTTGAAAATCTTGAACCCATAATTTTTGTTATTTGTTAAAATAAATTTTACTTTCTAACTCTCTGCGCCTTGTTAAGCCTTTTAAAACCTTGCCTCTTGACTTATCCCATTTTAAAAACTCGTCTTTTATGGTTAAATCTGAAGGATTAAAGTTAACTTTTTTGAGCAATGTACTACTTTTTAAATTAGAAATACCACAATTATAAGAAAAACTCACAATCGCGTTAAATTGATTTTGATTTAAAGGGGATGTAATTAGTTTCGAAACCTTTTTTGCAAAGTCATCGGCAATGGTTTTAAACATTTCAAAAGCGATATATTTCGAAATCGCTGGATCGCTCATTTTTACGTTTGAACCATCACTATAAAACGTGTTTCCATAACCAATTGTTGGGATTTTAGCGGGACACAAATAAGGTTTAAGGCTTAGCCCTTCAAATTCGCAAATAAGTAAATATCCGCTATTATTCAGACGCATCTTTGTTGTTTTTTTCCATTAAATACCATCTGCGAATCGTGTATCCTGTTGCAATAATAAAAGCAAAGACTTTCATTGCTGAATCTACGTTTGTGAAAGTAAAAACTAAATATCCTCCAGTTAAAAAGGAACTCTTTAAATCTAAAATATAATTTTTCATTTTTTTAATCGTTCAACTATGTTTGTAATCCCTTCAATTCCGATGTAAGCGGTTGCAATAACAACCCAATCAGCGCTCGTTAATGTTTGGTTAAATAAACCAACGCAAGCAATAACAAAAACTAATAATTTTCGGCTTATTAATTTATTTAAAATTGTATCAAACTGCTGTCGGCTCATCCTCTTTTTTTTCTTGTAATTGCTTAACGCATTGTGATACGATTACGGCTTCGTCTAATGATAAAAGTCCTTTTGATTGTGCCAAATTTGCTACTTGAATAAGTACGTTAATAGCTTGTTGATTTTCCATAAATTTATTAATTATTAAAAGGTAATGCAGGGGTTATTTCAAAAGGATTTGCTTGTAAAAGTAAATTCTCATTAAGCCCTATTTTTATTTGTTCTAATTGTGATATTTGTGGTTCGCCATCTATTGGTTCAGGAATTACACTTAAAATCGTTTCAACCCATCCAACGACTTGTTCTTTGGTTAAATCAGCATATAAAGTAAAATCTGTTCCGCTTGGTTCAGGCATACCCGTTGCTGAGTATGTTTCAGCCGTATATTTATCATTCGAAGCGTTTAACCTCCAATGAACAACGTTTACTACATTTTCAAGACTTCCCTCTTTTACTCTGCAATCTAATGCGCTGATAATCCATTCGTATTTAGTTTCCATATTATTTTATATTGATGTTATTGTTTCCCAAGCTGCTGCGCCTCTTACGCATAATTTTCCTAATGTTGTATCATAAACTACTAATCCTGATGTTGGAGTTGCAATTGCATTCTTTTGAGTTGTTGTCATTCTCGGAGGTAAAAATCCTTGAGTTGTACTTTCAACTGTTAATTTTGAACTTGCAATATTTGTTGTAATTCCTATTAATAAAGAACCGCTTGAGTGAATTCTCATTGTTTCAACATTATTGGTATAAAAACCAAGTTCTCCTGATTGGGCAACTCCAATACCAACATTATTACCCGCGCCATTTCGAGCCATTGTAATTACTTGACCGTAATTTGCATTGATTTTAGTTAGCAATGTTGGAGTGTTGGTTGCCATAAAACTTCCAACTCCATTTACATCAAGTAAAGTAGCAGGAGCAGTTGTTCCAATACCTACGTTTCCTCTTAAAGCTGTTGTAATTATTGAACTATTACCCAATACAACTGTATTTGAACCTAATCCTGTAGCATCGTAACCTATAACAATTTGGTTTGTTTGACTATCCGCTAATGGTGAAGTTCGAAAACCAATTAACAGACTGTTATTTATAATAGTGGCTGCTGTTGATTTATCCGCTATATATCTTGAAGCAGCAGAACCTATAACAACATTTGAATTTCCTGAAGTAACATTAAGCATAGAAGTGTAACCAATAGAAGTATTCGCACCGCTTGCAACATTGTTATTAAGAGCCAAATTTCCAACAACCGTGTTTGTATCTACATTTCCTGCACCTCTTCCTACTTTTACTCCATTAATTAAAGCGTCTCCACCTACAACATCAAGTTTCGCAGCAGGAGCAGTTGTTCCGATTCCTACGTTGCCCGCAGCAGTAACCGCAGCAAGAACTGTCCCTATACTATTTTGCCATTCTTGAAGATTTGCGGTTTGACCTGTAAATCCTTTTATAACTTGTCCTTTTATTGTAGCATCGTATGGATATATTGTTTGTTGAGCTAATAACGAAACGTTCCCTTTTGCAACAGCCATTTGTCCGTTTTGAGATAATATCATTAATCTCGTTCCGCCATTACCTCTTATATTTATATTACCCGTTGCCCCTGATTCTAAAATTAATTGACCAAGCGCGCCTGCGGAATTTGAAAGGTTAAAAGTAGGGACAGCAGTTCCATCAATTTGAACATTTGGTATGTTTGTAAAATGAAACGCCCCTACACTTGTTGAAACAATTTCGTTTCCATCATTTATACCTATAATATCCTTAACAGTTCCATCAACAAATTTTCCTCTTAAAAATCTATTGTTATCTAATAATAACGATGCCGAATTAATATTTATTAAATTTGTAGATTCCGATATTAAGCTATTACCCAAAGCAGTTGCTCCTGTGAATTTAGGTAAATAGTTAATCGTTCCTGTTCCTGTAATTGGATTGGTTAACGCGTTTTGTTTAGTGTTAAATGTTGTCCAATCAGTAGTGCTTAAAGCTCCTCGATTTGTAGCCGATGCCGTTGGTAAATTAAATGTATGTGTTTCGCTTAAACTATTAATATTAAAATCTGTTCCGCTTGTTCCGACAGATAAATATTGATTGTTAGAATTTAATCCATTTATTGCTGAAATACCACTTGCAAAGGTTGTGGTTATTTGACAAATATGATTATCTTCAGTATGTAATGTAGCTGTTCTACCTCCTGTACTATTTACAATATAAACCCTAATCGCTAATCTATCAGTTAATAATAATGTTGTTTCAGGAACTGCTAACGAACTTAAATACAAATCAATATTTGTACCTCCGCTTATTGTTTCAGGAGCTGCTGAATTGTTTGCAATAGTTGTAAAAGTTGCTCCGTTATATTTTAATAATTCAACATAGAACTTTGGCGTTCCACCACTTGAGGACATTGAAAAAAACATTTCAAAATTCCAAGCTCCTGAAGGTATTTGTAATCTATTTGGATTTCCAACATCCGTTAAAAATTGCGTAATTAAGCCATTTCCTGTAATTGCAAAATCTGTTCCAGCTCCAATTACCGCCGTATTACTTAATTGTTTGTAAGTAGCTACCGATGCAGCAATCGAACCATTTAAATAATAAAATACAGACGCACCTCCGCCTCCGCTTGGCAAAGTTGCGAGTTGCCCATCGCCTCGAATATATTGTGCCGAAGTTCCAGCAGCGGTTACGGCTATTGTGCCATCAGAAGTCAAAGGACTATTTGCAACACTAAAAGCAGTTGGCATTGTTAAACCTACGGAAGTTAAACCACCCGCAGGAATATCGTTTAAAGTTATAAACGGATTCACTCCATCCGCTCCATCGTTTGTTAAATCACTTGTTAATGTTGGAATATCAATTGTCAAAGCAATCGTTCCTGATTGGTCTGGTAATGTATAACCTTGATTACTTGTTAAACCTCCGAAACCAATAGTGTGAATCAGATTAGTATTTGGATCAAATTTTCTTATACTATCATTGTCAACTTCAAATATTTTAGCGTCATTATTATTGGTAATAGTAAAAACTTTTTCGTTTTGAGATAAATAACCATAATTAGAATTTGCGTCATCCCATAAACCAACCTTACCAACTTTTGCGTCTAGAAACGAGGTGTTTCCGTTTGTCAATACATCGTCTAATGTATTTGCTGATGGCGGAATATCGTTTAAAGTTATAAACGGATTCACTCCATCCGCTCCATCGTTTGTTAAATCCGATGTTTTTGTAACGGCTGCTGGAATTGTTGGCTTGTTTAAAATTTCAGCAACCCCGCTAATTGCATTCCAATCGCTATTGACTTGAGCTGCTGGGATTATTGGTTTATTTCTTATATAGTCAGGAGCTTGGTCGTCTGTTTCATTCCAATCGCTTTGAACTTGCTCACCGATAATTCGATTTATATTTATAATATAGTCATTTGGATTTGCTATAATTGTAACCTCATCAACCGCAACCTGTACATTGATATCAATTGTTTCAACCACAACTGCGGCATTAACAACGATGTCATTAATTGTATCTTGTACTATTATATCTACGTTATCAGCCATTTTTTATCGTGTAATGTCATCTGTTATTGTAAAAAACCCACTCACCCAAGTATTAACTTCGCCACTCGCAACCGTCACCTGAATATCGTATCTATAATCGCAAGCCTGTATGTCGATAATTTGCTCATCAATACAAAACTCGCCATTTGTTGGATCAAAAATTGTAAGCGTTGGAGTGTACGCGACAACCCCTCCAGCCTCTTTACGAAGTTGGATTTTTACATCACCACCCGTTAAATCCAAAGGGAATGTATTAATGTTTATTTGAAAGTCCGTTTGTTTGAACGTGTCCCCTCTTTTTGTTGTGAAGTTTAATGTCGATGCCATTTGTTAAAAATAGTTTTAATTTTTTAATATTTTCCTCTGTTCTTTTATCGGTTTTTCTCATATTTTTAATATGGTCTATCGAGCCACCATTTGCCACAAATTAAATTTGAGCGCATTGGGTTCACTATATTTGTTGAACTGCTTACATATTCTGGTAAATGGTTTTTATATAACCATCTTAACATTCGATCCTGATACATTTCCGACTTCAATCGCATATTATTAACAAGGTAATCGACTTCGGTTTTATCAATAGCAACTGAGTTGTCAGGTTGAGCCTTAAAAATACCATTATTATTGACTTTATAAGCACCGATTAACAAATATTCAACCGCTGCTGCTGCAATTAAGAACGGAACTATGTATCCCTCATATAGGGACAAATAGTCCCCAGCTAAATCGTCACCTTCGAAGTCATCGCAAATCTTATTGTAAAGCGTTTCGCCTAATATTTCCTCAAGTCTAATTCGTTGAGCGTCTGCGATACAAGGTATATATAAATCGACATCAATATTTCCACCCAAAAGAGTGTTTTTTGTCAATTCGTTTTCTTTTAAAAGGATTATCGTTGCCATTTATTGTCTATAATTTGGAGTTAATGACCAAAAGTTATTGCTCTCTGAAGCGGTTTGCGCAACTTCAATTTCATTTTCTTGCCATTTCGCATTCGGTCTGTCTTTTGGATCAAGTTCTAAAATCATTTTTCGAGCTTCGTTTACTGAAATTTGTGTATTGTTTTTTCTTAAATAAATTTTACGCATCCAAAAATGATTGCAATTAACACCACCTTTATAAAGCCATATTGAATAGTCATCAGCTCCATTCGGTCCGAATCCTTTATTAACTTGCTTTGAACCTGCCAAAGTGATATCCTCTTTGCGATATGTACGCCCTGAGCTTACCATTTTTTGACAAAAATCACGCTCCGCACCCAAACGACCTTCGTATGTATATCGAATTTTAAAAAGCGATGTGTCTTGTTCGCTTTTTACATTTGGAAAACTTGCAAATGACTTCGCCAAACTCAAAGTGATTTCATTTATTTCCAAATCTTTTGAAACTGGAATCGCATCAACTTCAATCCATTGCTCTTCGTCTATTATTTCGCCCATTTCAATAAGTGCATCGGCAATTTCCGAAAGTCCGTTGTCTTCTTTTGAGCAGCAAATATGATTTGATAATTGTGTTAATGGAGCGGCTTGACTTGAAAATAAAGACTGAGCAACCGATGCTGGAATATTTAGGAATTGTACTAAGAAAACAATCGCTTGTTCCGTTGTTAAAATTCCTTCTTTTACTTTTGCAAAAATATCAATTGCCGAAGCGATTTGCGCACCATTATAAGAAACCGCCGCATCGCTTGTGGCTTTGTCGATTCCGCTTACATCAGTTCCGATTGCATTTGTAACAATATCCTCAGCTCTTAAGTTTTCAAATTGTAAGTCCAAAGTAACTCCGTTTACAGCGAAAATTTCCATTAAGCCATCCAAAATAATTTCCTGCTTTGGCTTAATTACGTTAATCATTAACTCCTCAAAACCGACTCTTATTTCGTCAGCAGTTGAACTGAATCCGTTTGCCGATGTAATTCCAACTAACATTGGGGATGTTAATTTGTGCGAGGTGCAAAGTTGTTGTCTTGCCTCAGCACTCAAATATTGATACTGCTGATGTGCATCCGAAACCTCCAAAGCCGAAATCGTAATTTCGCTATCTTTGTTATCATTCCAATTTAAGAAAAATGCTCCAGCGTTTTGCGAACCTGTCAAATGGTTTCTAATTTGTCGCGTATTTTCTTGGATTGTTTCAACGCTTTCCTGAATACCGCAATTCATATTTATAATATGACCAAATGATAATCCTTTTTGAATATGATTGATTGAGTAATTGGAAATTTCCTCCTCCATACGCGCCCAAGAAATCCCTGAAACGTACGAAGGGTTACTATAATAAAATTGCCCAACCTGATAATCACGAATTATATAAATTTCGGAACGCTCATTTGATCCCGAACCAAATCCAAAGGCGTCATAACGCTCAGGTTTATATTTATTTACATTTGAAAAATCATAACTATAATAATATCCTGTGATATCGCCTTCCTCGTTTGCAACTTCAGGAGCAATCCTTTGCTTTGCAATATGAAAACACCTTTGGATTTTATTATTGATATATTTTATTTCAAGTGATGCCTCGCCAAACATTTCGAAATCCTTACAAATTTTTCGAAGGTCTTTTTTTGAAACCAATGAAATTATCGCTGCCCATTCGGATGGCTTTGTACTTTTATCCTTTGAAGTCAATCCTTTGCCATAAATAAACTGGCTATAAGAATCAATTATCGCTGAATTTGTAGGTGATCCATTATAAGCATCAATAATAATTTGATAAAAACTATTTTTGTCACCATTAAGCACCCATTTTTTACCCGCAACTTCTTTAATTTCAGGTCGAATGTAATTTGATAGGTTTATTATTTGTAATTTTTCCATAAATTATACTTTTAAAACCCCTTTGTTGAGTTCAAAATTTTCTAAATCTGTCTGAGCGGTTGAATATGCTTTGCCGCGATAAATTAAATTTTCGTTTTCGTTGATTGTAACCTCAAATGATTGCCCTTCTTTTAAAATTGGAGCATCAAAAGTTAAAACTAAAACGTTGTTTTGATAATAAACACCAGTTACATCAATTTCCTGAGTGTAATCGTTACCCTCGTTTCGTAAAACAAAGGTAATTATACCGCTTTTGTACTCTCTTGGAATGCAACGGAATTGGTAAGGTGCTGTTAAACTAAATATCCACATATATATATAACTAAAAAATAACGTTTTGTAACAAAAAAAGCCACCGAAGTGACTTTTTTTTAACAAAACTATGAAAGAAAATTAAGAAACAACAACATCGCTAACCAAAGCTTTCAAAGCTGTCTTCATTGCACCATCCAAAAATGGTGATAAATTACCCTCTTCAGCTGCGATTGTAAGCGTAAACCCGCTTAAATCACCTCCAGCACCTCCAGAAACTTTTGTGCAGTTGCTCATCGTTCCGTTAGTAGCTCCTAATAATAAAATGTTTCCGTTGTAATCCTCAACGAATACCATTGGTCGACCAGCGCAAATTAATTGTACTTGACCTTGCAAGTCAGCTGATAATTTCGGAAGTGTAACCGCTAATGATTGAGCGTTTAAAAAAGTTCCGTTATCCTCTGAACTTGTTCCTGTTTCAGTTAATGCGTTTGAAGTTGCTTTAACTTCGTATTTGAAAACCTCGTCAAGAGTTCCCAAACCGATAACCTCGTGAGCTGCAATTGTGAATCCATAATCACCGAAGTTCGCGAAAAAAATATTTTTCACACCACCTCGTTGGTCACGGCATCCAAGCAATTTGCCCTTTGTGATAAGACAAGCCATAAATTTTTTTTTGTATTAAAAACCGCCCAAATTAATGAGCGGTTAAATTATTATTAATTAGTCTCTAGCTAACCAAACGATTTCAGCAGCGTTATAGTATCCAACACCTACATTGTAAACAACTTTTCCTCTTACTTTTCCAGTAAGTAAACCGATTTCGTCTTCGTCAACCATTGCAACCTGATTGTGGTCAGCAGTTAAACCTGTAGCAAAAACAAGATTTTTCTTTTCGTAAATTACAACGTTATTTGCAGGCAATCCATTCAATACAGTTAATGTGTGACGACCGAATGCCAAAGCAAAATCAGTGTTTCCATTACCATACGTAATCCCTTGAGTTGATAAATGGAAAGCGTAAGCTTGAGCAACATCAGGAGAAACAGCAAAAACCAATTCTTTATTTCTCAAAGCAATAGGCAAAGCGTTCAAAGCTGGTTTTAAATAATCGCTTAATACGTTTGTTTCGTCAACAGGATCCACAGCAGTAGGTTTGTTCACGTCAGCGTCAGCAGAAAATTGAGTTAAGAATCCGTAGAATCCTTCATAACTTTGCCAAATGTCAGCTTCTAATTTTTCACCGATAGCTCCCAAAACCTCAGCTTGAATAGCATCCATAATGTCAGAAGGAGCAGTACCATTTGCAGCACCACCACCCATAATTCCGTCAGACCAAGTCGCTCTGAAATCTTCCTTACAAACATCAAAATCATTTTTGAATTTGAAAGGCTCGATTAAGTTTTCGTTTAAAACGATTGTCCCAGCTGGAGCAAATCCGCAAGTATATGCAGTTGTCCCGTCTGTGTATGCGATTTTACGCAAAGACAATTTATAATTTACATTTTCAGCGATAGTAACCGCCCCTTTTTCAATAGTGTCAATCGTTTTGAACGCTTGACCGATAATCATACCAGCATCTTTACCAGCATAGTTAGAACTCACAGTTGTAGTTGTAGCCATTTTTAATTTAATGATTTTAAGTTATTTAATATTTTTTGATTACGTGTCAATTTCACGTTTTTGTTTGAAGTTTCTGATACTTCAGGTTTTGCTTTTGTCGATGCTTTCACTTCAACTTTTGCGGTTTTTACTTCCTCGATTTGAGCCGATAATTCAGTTCTAATTGATTCGATTTGTTTTGCAACTTCAACGCTCATTGATGTAATGATTGATTTAATCATTTTCTCAGTTGACATTTCAACCGCTTCAGCTTCAGCTTCAGGAGTTTCCTCTTCAGCCGTTGCATCTTTAATTTCAGCAATCATTCCCTCTTCGGTGATTACTAAAATACGACCATCCTCAAGTTCGTGGTCTCCAATTGGAGCAGGAACTTTGTCACCGTTTTCGGTAACAACAAAAACAGGCATACCTGCGTCAAAAGACTCAGCCTCCAAAGTGGTAACTCCATCTTTTAACATCATTGTAGCCATTGAAACCTCGATAGGTTCTACTACTTCAAGCTCGTTCGATAATTTTATCGAAGCGAAGCCTTCTTTAATCGCATTAACGATTGATTCTAAATTCATATATTCACTTTTTAAATTTACTTTTTCCATATCAAAGACTCCATCAATTGAAAATCCTTTGACCTTGCCAGTCTTAACGTAATCGTTCCAAATCGAATCGTTATTGACTTTCATTAATCCAAACCAACTTCCGACTGGTTCGTTAAAACCATAATGTACCGACTTATCGTGAACCTCATCCTCTTTGATCCAACTTTCAACAAATGTAACATCAGGAATATTTGAACCTGAATGCTCAATCGTTGAATTATTTTGGTAACCCTGAATACTAAAATTTTGTTGAACTCTTTTAATTGTTTCTTTTGGAAATATTATATTGAATTCGTGTCCTGATTTTTCATCCCTTCTATAAATAGGTTGGTTAGGAATTAATATCGCACCCATCAAAATTCGTTGCTCTTCGTTTACGGTTGCCAATTTTATTTGCTCTTGTCTTGAAAGTGTAATAAAATTGACACCAATTGCAGGATCTGAAACCAAAGAAACTGCGTAAACACCCTCGTTCTCTTGCTCGTTAAATATTACATTGTAAGTATCCATAACTATATAACTATTTTTTAATGTTTTGTTATAAACTTTTTTTCGTTTTATACCTATAACTTTAAATAAATTACCTTTTTTTAAAGTTATACTTTAAATTTAACCTAAACTCGCATTCGTTATAATATTGCGGTTGAGCGATTGCCCCGTTGTAACATCGCCAGCGGTTACATAGGTTTTAATTGGAGGTTGCTCTTGCCCTAACGTTTGAGCCAATTGATTCACACCCGTATTTCCAACGATATTAAATTGAGGAGCAGTCATACCACCTCCGCCTCCACCACCGCCTCCGCTTGGTGCAGTTGATCCACCTCCGCCTCCACCGCTTGCTCCACCACTTGACAATAATTGTTTTGCTCTTGCGATGTTACTAATTACCGAAGCTGCTGTTGATGCGTACGAAACAACTCTCGCAATTGTTCCTGCTGCTGGAACCATTGGGAATGCTAATTGAGCAGCAACACCTTCTGCATTTGCTAAGGTTGTAGCTTTTGAAATCGCAACTGCTGAATCGATACCGATTTGAGTCAATGCGATTGCTTTTGAAATTGCCTGACCTGCTTTTGATTTTGCCAAACCTGAAGCCTCAATACCCTGCATTATATTGTCTAAGTTTTTTTTAGTATTTGCAATCGCTTCGGCTTTGTTTTTTTCAAATTCAGCTTCCTGTTCAGCCCGAATCTTTTTTTGTTCTGTTGTATCGTTTCCAATTAAATTTTCAGTTATTTTATTGGCTTCCAATACCTTTATAGTATTATTTGAAACTATACCAGCAGGACTCAATTCATTTTCTAAGGGTTTGATTTTTTCCCTCTCTTTCATTATAGCCGCAACACGTTCCTCTTCAGCTGTTTTTCTGGCTGCGTTTTCCTTATCTTTATTCTCTTGGTTTTTTTTATCTTTTTCAGCCTGTCTGTCCTCATCCGCTTTTGCCAATTCTCGGTTTAATCTTTTTGCCAAAGCAACCTGATTCGCGCCATCTTCTTTTAAGGCTTCAGCGTAAGCATTTTTAGCATCGAGTTTTCTTTTTGTATATTGGTCTAATTGATCCCCGTGTTCGGTCATAAATTTTTTATTGACCTGCAAGGTTTTATCAGCATCGGATTTTAATCTGTCCAAAGCTCTCGAAGCGTCTGAAGTAGCTCCGACAAAATCAGTCACCGAATTTACAATCCCACCGAAAAAATCCCCAACCGATTTAAGTCCCGGTATTAAATTCATAACGGCATCTTTTACCTTGCCAAAATTTGCAACTAATAAACCCAATCCAATTACTATTGCTCCAATTCCTGTTGAAACCAACGCAAGTCTAAAAAGTTTTAAACCTCCTGTGGCGGCTTCGGTCACAAATGTATATGCAGCGGTAACGGCTGTCATAACTTTTTGAGCTGCCGATGTACTTTTTAAAACCGCCCCAAGTTGCTTAAATGAATCGATACTTTCACCAACGGATTGCAATCCTTGTGAAAGTGCCATCGCGCTTTGAACTTTTAAAAGCGTTTTTTCAACATCCTCAGATTGTTTGCCAAATAAAGACATTCCACCCTGAACTGCTGCGAATCCTCCAGCAACTCCGCTTAACGAACTTGTCAACGCTTTGAATTTAGCATCAGGATTGAAGGCATCAGTCAACGCTTTCGCATCGCCTATTTTATCCTTTAATTCCCCCGCCTTTTTTGCTGCATTAATAGCCTCAATTGAGGTTGCTCCGAATTTTTCTGACAAAGCACTAACATCAGCCTGCGCTTCCCTTAATTGTGAGCGTAAACTTCCAACAGCTGTATCGGCATTACTTTGTACTTTTATATCAATTACTTTTTCTATTGCCATTTTAATGCTTTTTTAAATAGTTGGATGTTTGATTTTGGATAATAATATTTCCCTTTTGCGATTTCAATCACTTCGTTGCCTTTGTATTGCTCGGCAATTTTGAGCATTTCTAAAATATTTTTAAACATCTTGTCTTACTATTAAAAATGTGGTTAATACTGAAACTCCGTTTTGGAAATATTCCAATCCAATCGATCCAGTCCTTTCGACTCCTGTTGTGTTTGGATCAATGATTGCAGTCAACGCTGTATCCTCAACGCAATCCGTAACATCGACATATTTCACAAATCCCGCTGGATCTTGTGGTAAAATATTGAAACTATCGTACTCGTTTTTATAAATTAAGTACTCAACCTCTTTTTCCGTGTTGTCAACCCGAATAACATCAGACGAACTGAAACGATATCCAACCGTTGTGGCTGCATCCGCAGTCCGATAATCATTTAATAGTTCAAAATCGGTTTCACCCGTTGTTAAATCCGTTGTAAATGAATTTATAATATACCGCTTGTCACGAATTATTAATCTGTCATTTAATTTTAAGCCTAATTTTCTGTTAAATCCATCGGTTGTGGTTGAGCCAAGTAATTTTTCAGGCAAAACCGCTTTCACTTTTACGATTCGAGTCTTTTTATTATAGATATTTGCTATATAATTTTCGTAATGCCTTGCGTAAAGTCCGTTACTTGCGTTTTGATTATACCAAGGTGATTGATATTCACCAAAATTTGAACTCATTAAATAGTTTAAATCAGTTGGAACTTTGTATCCATTTGAAACAGCAACGATTATTGATAAGGATTTAAACCCATACACTCCAAAACCTATATTTATTTATGAGAATGGAAAGGAGTCTGTAGCTGGGACAGGAAATAATATTTGGATGACAACAACTACAATAAATGAATCAATTTCAAGTTATCAAAGATTTTCAAATGAAGTAACAACAGTTCCAACTG